AGCTCCAACAGTAATTTCTCCAACAACAGCTGAAGTTTCACAGAGTGCAGCAGCAGATGCTGCTGAAGATAATATTCTTTTAAGAAAGAGAAGAGCAAAAGCAATTGGTAGATCTCCAACTGTTATGACAGGTGTTACTGGTGCAACTGGTAGCTTGACATTAGGCAAACCAAGTTTATTAGGTAGATAATATGGCTCAAACAGATTTAGCAAAAAATTTATTAAAACGATTTGATCGTTTAAAATCTCAAAGACAAAACTGGGAATCGCATTGGCAAGAAGTTGCAGATTATATGCAACCAAGAAAAGCAGATGTTACTAAATCAAGATCAAGAGGAGATAAAAGAACTGAACTTATTTTTGATTCTTCTCCATTACAATCAGTAGAATTATTAGCAGCATCATTACATGGGATGCTAACCAATCCATCAACTCCTTGGTTCTCTTTAAGATTCAAAGAAGAAGATATGGAATTTGAAGATGAAGCAAAAGAATGGTTAGAGTCTGCAACAGAAACAATGTATGCAGCATTTAACAAATCAAACTTCCAACAAGAAATCTTTGAACTGTATCACGATCTAATTACTTTTGGTACAGCAGCAATGTTTATCGAAGAAGATGATGAAGATATTTTAAAATTCTCAACAAGACACATCAATGAAATCTTTATTGCTGAAAATGAAAAAGGTAGAATCGATACAGTATTTAGAAAGTTTAAACTATCTGCAAGAGCAGCAATCCAAAAGTTTGGAGATGTATCTGCTAACATTGCAACAGTAGCTAAGAAAGATCCATACGAAGAAATAGAAATACTTCACGCAGTATATCCAAGATCTGATTTCAATCCTAAGAAACAAGACAAACAGAATATGCCATTTGAATCTGTTTACTTAGATGCAAGTTCTGGAGATGAATTATCAGTATCTGGATTTAGAGAGTTTCCATTTGTAGTACCAAGATACTTAAAAGCATCACACGAAATTTATGGCAGATCACCTGCAATGACCGCATTACCAGATGTCAAGATGTTAAATGAAATGTCTAAGACTACAATCAAGTCTGCACAGAAACAAGTTGATCCACCACTCCTTGTTCCAGATGATGGATTTATATTACCAGTAAGAACTGTACCTGGTGGTTTAAATTTTTACAGAGCAGGAACTAGAGATCGTATTGAACCATTAAACATTGGAGCAAATACTCCACTAGGTTTAAACATGGAAGAGCAAAGAAGAAACTCAATTCGTAATGCGTTCTATGTAAATCAGTTAATGATGCAACAAGGTCCACAGATGACCGCAACAGAAGTGATTCAAAGAAATGAAGAGAAGATGAGATTGCTTGGTCCAGTTTTGGGTAGACTTCAATCTGAATTATTAAAACCATTAATCGATAGAGCCTTCGCTTTAATCCTTAGAAAAAATTTATTTAGACCAGCACCAGAATTTTTAGCAGGTAAAGATATTGAAATCGAATATGTATCTCCACTAGCTAAAGCACAGAAGTCTAGTGAACTACAATCAATTATGAGAGCAATAGAAATTATGGGTAGCTTATCTAATGTTGCTCCAGTATTTGATCATATCAATATGGATAAACTTGTTAGACACTTGGCAGACATTGTTGGTGTACCACAAAAAATATTAAAACCACAATCTGAGTTAAATGCTGAACGACAACAAGCACAAGCTCAACAAGAACAAATGCAACAAATGCAACAACTACAACAAGTAGCAGAAGCAGGGGGAAAAATAGCACCACTCGCAAAGGCTTTACCAGATGAAGCAAGAGCTGTAGCGAATGCTGATATTGAATAATGGATGAACTAAAACAATTTGAAAAACAAATAAAAGAAATAAGAGAAGCATACAAACTAATTTTTGAATCAGATGAAGGTAAAAAAGTTTTATCTGATTTAGAAAAACGATGCCACTTTTGGTCTACCACTAATGTTAAAGGGGATAGTCATGAGAGTGCATATATGGAAGGTCAAAGGAGTGTACTTCTATTTATTAAATCAATGCTCCAAAATGATAACACTAAAGGAAAATAACTATGTCAGAAGAACAGATAACACAGGAAACTGTGCCTGTAGCAGAGACAACACAAACTACTACAGAAGCACCAAAACAAGAAACACAAATAGAACAACCAGTACCAACAGTTGCTAAGTCTTGGAAAGAAGCTATTCCAGAAGATTTAAGAAATGATCCAAACATTTCTAAGTTTACTGAACTAGAAGCTCTTGCTAAATCTTATATCAATGCAACAAGAATGATTGGTCAAGATAAGGTTGCTGTACCGAATAACAATTCAACAGATGATCAATGGAATGAAGTTTATAATAAACTAGGTAGACCAGAGTCTCCAGATAAATATAAACTAGAAGTTAAATCAGATGTTGTTCCATTAGATGATGGTGCAATTAAATCATTTGCAGAGAATGCTCACAAGCTAGGTTTAAATAATAAACAAGCTCAAGGTATTTTAGAGTTCTATAAAGAATCTATGGAAGGATCTGTTCAACAATCAAGAGTAGATACTGAAACTGCACAAGCTAATGCTGAAGCACAACTTAGAAAAGAATGGGGTAGAGCATTTGATGATAATATCAAAAGAGCTGGAGCAGTTGCAAAAGCAAACATGAATCCACAAATTTTAGATATGGAACTTAAAGATGGTACAAGATTAGGAGATCATCCAGAAGTTATTAAAGGCTTTGCTAACATTGCCAATCTTTTATCTGAAGATAAATTAGTTGGAACTGAAAGCGAAAATGTATCTCAAGGTGTAGATTATCAATCTGAAATTAGTAAGATTGTTAATGATCGAAGTGGTCCATACTGGAATAAATCACACCCAGATCATGACAAGGTTGTTCAGCAAGTATTCACATTAAGAACAATGATGAGCAATGGATAACAAAGAAGTTAAATTAGAGATACTTCGTATTGTAGTGGAGAGTGGATCAGAGAATCAAAAATCAAATCCCTTGCCAATCTGCAAAGAATATTATAAATGGGTTTCTATGGCGGATGAAAATTCGCCAAAGAAAAGTAAGACAATTCGTAAATCGAACCTTACTGACAACAAGGAAAGCCTTGTAGTCTAAAAGACTTTAAATCCAAGAGAAGCCTGTCGCATGATAGAAAACCTCTCTGTTTTTGTTTAACATTAACTATAACAATTAGGAGAGACAATTATGTCAACTCAAATAACTACAGCATTTGTAGAACAATATAGTTCTAACATCCAAATGCTATCACAACAAAAAGGATCACTTTTAAGAGATAAAGTGAGACTTGAGTCTGTTACAGGTAAGAACGCATTCTTTGACCAAGTAGGTTCTGTAACAGCAACTGTCAGATCAACTCGACATTCAGACACTCCACAAGCAGATACTCCTCACTCAAGAAGAAGAGTTTCACTTGTTGACTATGAGTTCGCTGATCTTATCGATGATCTAGACAAAGTAAGAATGTTAGTAGATCCAACTTCTACTTACGCATTAGCTGCTGCTTATGCAATGGGTAGAGCAATGGATGATGCTATCATTACTGCTGCTACTGGTTCAGCTGATACTGGTGTAGCTGGTGGAACTGCGGTTGCACTACCTGCATCTCAAATCATAGCTGAAGCTGGTACAACTGGTATGAACATTGCTAAATTAAGAGAAGCAAAAGAAATCATTGACTTAGCTGATGTTGATCCTTCACTACCAAGACACATCATCGTATCTCCAAAACAAATCTCTGATTTGTTAGGAACTACTGAAGTGACTTCTAGTGATTTCAATACAGTTAAAGCATTAGCACAAGGTGATATTAATACTTTCTTAGGATTTAATTTCATCGTGTCTAACAGATTAGCTGTTGCATCTCAAATTAGAGATTGTATTGCTTTCGTAAGTGATGGAATCGCTTTAGCTGTTGGTAAAGATTCAACTGCTAGAATCGATGAAAGAGCTGACAAAGGTTATGCTACTCAAGTTTACTATTCTGCTGCATTCGGTGCGACTAGAATGGAAGAAGACAAAGTAGTTAAAATCCAAGCGTACGAAGCGTAGTAAATAAAATTTTAGGGGGTGAAAGCGAGAGTGGAAACCCCCTAGAATCCATATGAAACAAATAAAAGATTTAAAAACAATATTACATTTTAAACAAGGGAGTTATGTTTATCGATATGTATTGGTAGACAGGTTTAAAAATACAGGTAAAGTGCATTATGGTTTCGATGCAAAACTAGAAAGAACTGAAAAAGAATTATTTGCATTAGAAAAAGATAGACAGATTAGAAGAAAGTATATTATAAGGAAGTAATATGGCATCAGTAGTAGACATTTGTAATGGAGCATTAAACCAACTAGGTGCGTCAACCATATTATCATTGACAGAAGATTC